GTTGTTTCCAAGAGCGGAGTGATAAACATACCAATCATAAGAAGCGTTTGATAAGTTCTTAACCCACATCATTTCTGGGGCAACGCCAAGGTCATGGGGTTTTGGAGTCGTGTTATTGTTGCCGCGATATAAGACCGTATCGAACACACCCGGAAACTTCCGCCACATCCAACAGTAATCACTAGCGTCTGTTCCAACACTACCCATACCGTCATTATTATCCCAGCGCATGTTATTTGCGCTCTCATTGGAAGTATTATTGGTGGACAAATAATAGTCACCCATTAAGCGAGTAGATGCTATCCAAGGAGCAGTTGTCCCAACGTCATCGACATTGTTTTTCTGAAGAGCAAAGTCAGCAGGCCAACCTGCATAGAATGTGCCAGACCCATCTTTAGTATCTATGTTGAAGAAATCATTGACGCTTTCAAGCTCTTTTGTCGGTGGCTTTCTAATTGCTATGTAAATCATAGTCTGACCGTTACCAACATCAACAAACTTAAACCCATCTGGGTTTGGGTCTACATAGTTGTTACCCTCGACTTCCGCAGAATTATTATTAGCTTCAAGTCGCGCATCAAGACCATATGAAAAATCACCATCCCCGCTAGGCATGCCTCTTAATGTATCCAAAATAGTCCAAGCCGCCCCAGACGTTGAGCTTTTATAAAAAACATACTGAGGCTCAAACCCAAGACTTACTGTAGCATTACCACTTCCGTCAGTAACAGCAGAACCACACTTTATAATATCTTGGTCTGCATCTGGGCCAAACTCACCGTCGTTATTGTTATGCGCCCAAAGGTATGCAACATAAGTAACGCCAGTTAAGTTTATATTGCCAGAAACTTGAAAACTAGAAGTGTTACTTAGATTAACAGAAGTCCCAAAGTCTCCCAAGCTAGTAACACCAAAAGAAGCATTCAACCGCAAATAAGGTTGAGTATAAGAAGATGGATTTCCCATCTGCCTATGGAATGCATACCAGTTGTCTACATAAGATGTAGCTTTAACAGCCATAAAGCCTATTTGTGAATTAAGACTATGAGAAACACTATGAGTGCTTCCCGTGCCCGTCCAAGTAACTACGTCAAAAAATTTAGGGCATCTCCGCCAAGCCCATCCAATATAACTATTTGAGCTATAATTAATTTTACTAGAGCTACCTATTGAAAAGCCATCACTGTTAAAAGCTGTTAAAGTATTAGATGAGGTTTCTGAAACCCTAGTTTCATTTGGGCTAAGGTCTTGGTTTACACCTCTTTCGGTATCATAAATAAAAGGGGTTTGAGTACTAAATCTACTCTTTGACCAAACCATCCCACCCTCACCAGAGAGGTCAAGGCCATTGGTGATCGTTTGAGTGGAGTCATTCCCATCCCACACATATGCGCTGAACACATCAGATACGTTTACTTCTTGACCGCCAGCAGCACCAGCAGCAGCTTGGACGATCTTTTTTGAGTTAGCCATTACTTACCCCAGTGCTTGACCTGCCGTGAACCCATACCATGTTGTACCGCCATCGTGTGTAATAAAGACGAAGTAATCGACGGCACTTGCTGTTGCTGTCAGGGTCGGAGCTGTCGCGTTCGGCCAGTCTACTGCGGCTGGCCAAGTTACAGCGAACCCCGATGCCGATGCATCCTGTACAATCTTCAGCGTAAAGCTAGATGCCTCACCTGAAGCAACTGGGTTACTAAATGTGAATGTTGTGTTCTCAGTCAGGGTATGACTGAAGTTTGTGGCGTTGTTCAAGTTTACCGTGGTGGCGTTACTTGTAGACGTTACTGCCTCATATTCTTCAGTGATACCCTTGTTGAAGGATGCTTTGTTACCAGACAGTGTCAGCAGGGTTGTACCATCCGCCTGAAGGCCAAGGTTACCTGACGCATCGCCTGTTACTATTGCACCTCCGGTGGATGTGTCTGCGTTAACTGTCGTAGTCATACTGTTTCTCCTTTAGTTCAATTGAACTATTATGGCTTTGTAGGCCAGTCGCCGTCAGCTAGATTAGGCCAGTTGCTATGTGTAGTTATATCACGAAGTGCCTGACGGTAGGTAGTCATTTCAGCACTCATAGTCATATCTGACATGCCCCAGAAATCTGTTTCGGCTAGAAGGCCATTACGCTTAACGCGGTTGGATGCCGCTACATTGTCATCATACTCCTGGGTTTCTTCTGCTGTCTTGGCAGTTGTTGTCCACCCTAGTGTCCATGTGCTGCCGCTACCTGTCGGTGTTGCGTTCTGCGCCACGGTCTGTGTGCGATCATCATAAGAAGGCTGATCGTCAATCGTTACAGGGTAAACATCATATGCTGCAAGCATCTCGTCTGATACTTGACGAGGGAAAGATGTCTGAGGATTATCGCGGCGTAATTGTCCCACTGAATAGGGGAACGTGTCTACTGAACCGCTTGTGATTTTGACATACATTTAAGGTCTCCTTTATATGTCGGTTATGTGAATGCGGTTACAACACCGCCATCTGTCTGACCACTGCCAGTAACTGTGTAATTCCCTGCCGAACCTAAGTTGTTGCCTAAGTTTGAGACACCATCGTTGTAGTTTAGTTTGAAGTAAACCAATGGCTGAGAACCAGTTGGGTTTGACCCATTATCACCTAAATCAACAGGAAGATTATTCGAATCATAAAACTTAGCTCTGTTCGATGCTTGACTTAGATCAATGTATGTATCGTTAAGATAAAACTCAGCCATAGAACCGTTGAATGGCGTGTAAACAGAAGTGCCGCCAACACGCATATCTATGAGTCCAGTACTCCAAGGTACGGTTCCATTTGTAACACTTGGAGCATAGCTAGTCCCATTTATGTAAACATGCCCCGAAGTACCATTCCAACTGCCCATCCAATGATTCCATTGACCATCAATAGCAACATTGTTTCCGCTACCTCTTGCCATCAAAATACTTCCAGACCAAGTATTTAAATCAAAACCAACAGCTTCGTTTGAGTTTACCGTTAAGTAAATTGCAGGGTAGGCTCCATATTGCCCATTCATGGCGTGGTGGTACAAGCTACCGCCAGAAGAGGATGCGTCTTTCTTAAACCAAACAGAAAGAGTAAATTGACCACCATCGGATCGAAGAGAACTTGTTCGATTTAACCAAGAACTGCCGTTCCAGTCTACACCATTTGCTTCGTATGCTGCTCCACCAGCACCTGCTGCTTGGTTCATAAATCTACTAATAAGGCTCATTTTTTATCCCGCCGCGTCAATTGCCAGCGCACCGTACCATGTAGTGCCGCCGTCCCGTGTTGTGAAAACAAGTATGTCTGTTTCCCCCGAAGCTGGAGCATCAGGAGCCGTGGCACCTGCCCAGTCTACCGCCGCAGGGTAAGTGATCGTATGAGTGCCGCCTGCTGTTAGCTGTAGAGTAAAGCCAAACGCTGTCCCACTTGAAGGTGGATTGCTGAATGTGAACGTGGTGTTTCCGCTTGTCGATAAGCTGAAGAAGTTCCCCGCTTCGCAATCTACTGCTGGGGTTGTTCCAGATAGAGCAACGTAGGTTTCGTTGTACGAAGTAGCGATAAGCTCCCCGTTGATTGTACCACTTGCACCAGTAAGCGCAGCGGTTGCATCCATGCTTCCAGCCGAAGTTACGTTTGCCGATCCTGTGGTGGCGATTGTCCCCGAAGACGATACACCCGGAGTGGTAACGCCAGTCGTACCGTTAATTGTTACTGCCATTTATCATCTCCTTTACGAAATACTCTGATTCACGGTGACATTTCTGGTGAGTGATGTATTTGTTGAATTTGCAACATCACCGCCGCCGTTATCATTAACCATAGTTCTGGTGCGGGTTGAAAGAGTCGCCGTTGGGCTGGCTGTTGTAGGTGAAAGAGTTGCTATTGTTAAGTCACCAAAAGTACCAGTGATGCTTCCATCTGAAGGAAGGCGAATTATGATTCTATGGCCTCGATTAACATTTACACCAGTATAGTCAGTTCTTCCTGATATAACAATTTGGTCGAAGGGGTCTATTTTTAAAGAGTAATGCCTCCAACTACTAGGGCTTCCAGTAAGTAATCTATGCCACTGAACAGTGCCAGAGCTATTGTACTTTGTGAGAGAAGATACCTTTCCACCAGTTGTTCCGTATGAACCAAGTAAGTAAACATTCCCTTCGCTATCCACATCGCAAGAAGTATAATAGCCTGATGATGTAGTACCGTCGGTAACAACTCTTGCCCAGTTTACAGATGGCGTTGCTCCACTTACGTCTAATTGAACTAAACATGCCTGACGAGAACTTGAAACACCAAAGTTTTGAGACAATCCACTTACATAAAGAAAGTCATTTACAGAATCATACCGCAAGCAATGTAGCTGATGTGTAAAGCTGTTAAGATATATTTCTCTAACCCAGTTTTGAGTTGTTATGTTTGAGTTTTGCTGAACTTCCCAGCGACTATTGCCACTTCCATAGTTCCAGTATCCCGCCCAAGTTCTTGTCGTTGTTGATTGAGGGTAATCAGAAGCAATGCCATATACCCCCTTATATGGTTCGGCACCACTAACAGACGTGTTGTTTGATAGCCTACGGTGACTACTATCCTGCATGTTACCGCTGTTAAAACTCATAATGCCCGGACGCTCCGCACCGCCGCCTATATCCATAGTTAGACCAACTACTGCCTGTGATCCTGTACCGTATCCAGTCATGCAAAAAGGCCAATTCGATACAACTGTTCCGCCCTGAACACCCTGCTCACCACCACTGGCTATTAAAGCTCCTGTAGTAGGATTGACCTTTGCGATGTGGAATTTCTGAGAATAACTAATTGGCTCTGAATTATATCCAGCGAACTGAATATCACCATTTGAATCTACATACACACAGCTCATGTATACTATGTTGCTGCTAGAGCTACCCCTTACATTGTAGCTCCACTCAACGCTTGAACCATCTAGGCTTAACCTACATACACTTCCCCAACTTGGGTCGGATGCACTAATAGCACCATATCCAGCAAGAAAGATGTTACCATCTGCATTGATGTCAAAATCATCCTGCACCGTTTGAGAGTAAACTGTCCCGTTAGTGTAATCCGCGCTAGCCGCATCATTACCGACCAGTGAGTAATAATAGGGTATACCACCACCCGCTCCAGCCGAAGCTAAAACAACATATTTACCTACGCCAATACTCATGCAAGGGCATCTCCAGCCAAGAAGCCGTACCAGTTAGTACCGCCATCGGTTGTCATAAACACATACATATCGGTTTCCCCTGATGCAGGGGCATCTGGAGCGGTTCCGCCAGCCCAGTCTACACTTGCAGGCCATGTCAATGTATGTGTGCCACCTGCGGTAATCTTCAGTGTAAATGCAAAAGATAAGCCGCTTGTCGGAGCAGAGCTAAATGTAAAGGTAGTGTTGCCGCTTGTTGATAGTGTGAACGCATCTCCTACCGTGCAATCTACCGATGGAGTCGTACCTGTTAGAGCCGTCACCTGACCGTATGCAGCCGCCTCGAATGTAGCTGTTTGGTTTGTCCCTAGTGTCAATGCAGTTGTGCTACCGTTTGTTTGCAGAACCAAGGTGCCGTCTGTATTACCTGTGTTTACCAGAGCCTGACCGCTTGATGTGCCTGCTGCGATGATACTCATATCTTTCTCCTTAAAGCACTACCCAGCGTTGTCCGCTGGCAACGGTCACTGTAACACCGCTAGAGATTGTAATCGGCCCAACAGACATACCGTTTGTACCTGATGGGAATGTATAGCTTTCTGAAGCCGTTGTGAGGTTCGTAACGATTGCACCGCCAGCTTCTGTGCCACCGCCGCCAATCGCGCCCCAAGCTCCGTCCGCGTAACCCTCGAAGGCTGCGTCATCGCTGTTATAACGAAGCATACCGTTGACTGGCGTTGGACGCTGTGCAGTAGAACCCGCTGGCATCTGAAACGCATCTGTCGATGAACCTGTACTAATGAAGTCAGTGCCATCTGCGACTATACCGTGGGTGACTGTCGGGGTCAGACCTGTCAGAGTAGTGAAATCAAATGTACTTGTAAGGTCTACAACCGCTGCGCCTGTACCTGCACCATCAGAGTATACAATGGCTGAGTCTCCGTTTTTGATTGTGACGTTGCCGCCAGAACCTTGTGTCAGGATAACGCTTTGGCCTGAAGTGTTCTTTACAAAGTATAGCTTTTGTTGATCGTTTGGAGTGATCGTAACGGTGTTTGTCCCAGAAGGAGTACCGCCAAAAACCAGCACCTTGTATTGACCATCAGACAGAGAGCCGTCTGTGGTTGTAAGTGTATGTGTTGTACCCGATAGGGTAATTGACCCCACACCGCCAGTAAGTCGGTCTACGATCTGTAAGTTTACGTTAGTAGTATCACCCCATGTCCCGGACTGTTCGCCGTTGCCAATCAGTTCAATACCACTGTTAACTGCGTATGTACTCATTAAGCTCTAACCTCCGTCACGGTCTAATTTGAGTATACTCTGTTGTTGTGCTTGGCGCAATCTTTGTCCACACTGCTGTTTCACTTGGAACAATCCGACCCCAGACGGTAACACCTCTTGGGCCTAATAGTCCTTGCGCTTCGACACCTGTGACTGGGACATCAACGCCTGTACCCGTTTCGACAATAACAGAACCGACACCCGTTGTCACCTCTATGCCTGTTACGGGAACTATTATGCGTGGAGTAACGACAACATCGTTAACTTCCCCAGTCATTCCTATATCATCGCCTACAGGCTGGCTCCAAGTCCCTGAACCCCAAAGACTTCTGCCCCAGCCAGATGCAGTTGATGCTGTGATGTAAACTGTAACGCTTTGTGGAAGGCCGTTTACAACGCCTGTGGCTTCTAATCCTGTAACTGGAATGTTCGGTGCATCGCCAGAAACAGAAACATCATTAACCGCTGTTACCGTTTCAACCCCAGTAGGTGTTACGGAAGAATCACCAACTATCTCTGGGTTATTTGCTGCTCCTAAACTTGAAACACCTGTGACATTAACGCCTACACCAGCACCTTCGGATACAGTTACAGTTCCTACATTCCCTGATGCCTCTATTCCTGTTGTCGGAGCTTCTGCATCCCCAATAACTGTCGGGCTTCCAATTTCGCCTGTGCCGTCAACACCTGTAACAAGTACAACAGTTGCGCCGTTTATAGAAACTACGCCCACATTAGTGGTAGCACCCGCGCTATTTATAATCGGGGCAAGCTCTCCTACAGACGTAGTAGCAGCCAGACCAGTAACAGGGACATCTGTTGCACCAGATGCTACAGCGGTTCCAACCGCAGTGGTTCCTTCTATACCTGTAAGATTTAGAGAAGAATCCCCAATAACAGACGGGTTATTTTCCTCGCCCGTTGCCTCAAGACCAGTAACATTAACTACGGCTTGGTTGAGTACAGTGACAGAACCAACATTACCTGATGCATCAACACCAGTAGATGGAACGGACGCAGCACCAGTAATAGATACTACACCTACACCTTCAAGAGCGGAAACACCCGTAACTGCAATGTTAGGAGCATCTCCGCTTACTGTTACCGTCCCAACTTGACCACTAGAAGAAACCCCAGTGACCTCTACAGGTAAAGGGGTACTCCAAGCACCTTCAGACCATGTGCCACGACTCCAGCCGTTTATGTTCGCCATGACTGGTCACCCCGCCTAAAAAATTAGGCGATACGGATGATAGCGTTACTTGCGTCAGCCGTTGGGAATACAATCTGGAAGTCACCAGCTGTAGATGTTTTGTCTGAACCAAAGTCTAGAACAACTACAGTCGGGTCACCCGCTGCGGTATCATTGTAAATCAATGCACCACGAGCAGTGATTGTTGCAGAAGTGAATGTGATATCTGCAAAATCTGTAAACGCTGTTGTACCAGAAGATGTTGGTGTGACATTGGTCAACGCACCGCCGCCAGCAACGTAAGAGCCTGAGTCACCAACTTCGTTAGTCGCTGTGTAGGCTGTAGTTGAAGCGTTAAATGTCGCGCTGTTTGTATACAAAGCCAACTTGAACGTATTACCTGTTGAGTTTGTAAAATCGTGTGTCGCTGTCATAAGTTCAGACTTGAACGACGTACACATATAGTTTCCAGTAAAGGCCATATTAAAGTCTCCTTATGAGTTCAGCCAGTTCGGGATGCCCCGCATCATTAAGTGCATTATACACAGATGTGCGGTCGCTGCGAATAGCCTGTCGCATATAATATGCAACAAGCGTTTCAATGTGCTTTTGAAAAGCACGAGCCTGATCTCTGATGGCTGGGGGAGCTTCATCAGATACAGATACAATTTTCTGAACGCACTGCTCAGAAAGTTCCTCTGGAGATAAACCACGATTCTCTGTTGTGTTAACCAACACAACTTGCTCATCACGGGGTACGTTTAACTCAAACTTAAACATTATTGTTTAGCCCTTATTACTTTACCTGTACGGTATTCATCCGTGGTTTCTTTAGCCTCTCCAAGTAGTTTGATTCCAACTAAGGCTTCCTGGAAGCGTGAATTATACATGTTCATAACGTCGGGGTCACCCTTCATGTACACGTATGCTTCGATTAAACTACCATAAAGCAACGCTAACTCTGCATTTTCACTCAACCAAGTAGTGCTGTTATCGTTTAGTGTAGAGTCCGTAATACTTAGAGGCCGATAAAAATAATGCAGTTCCGCTGTATATTCCGCGTCTGGAGTCGGCCCTAAGATAAAATAATCTATGTCGAACTGACCGTAATACTTTGGTTCTCCAGTGGTGGTAGGATCAGGGGTATATGTTTGAATAAAACTAGGATCCTTAAACTCGACAAAGAACTTATCGCCGTCTGTTCCCGTCATACTTAGCGAAAACGGAGCCAAGAAATCAGACGGAACCGCTAAATATTGAAACCCAGTATCCGTAGATGCCGTAGCATTTTTACGAAATAAACTAAGCTGAACACTTTTTAGAATACGTTCCTCTGCGGAGCGAATAAACACAGGAAGATTATTCACAAAAGACGTTTCATCGTTTTCTGTAAAGTCCTGTATGGCCTGC